TTATCACCCCTGTTGATATGTGTGAGAGAATAACATTCTGTATTCATTACNATCATTAGANGTTTTTAATGGAGGAATATTCGATACACCTCCACTATCCATACCAGTAGTTCCTTTTGTGCCACTCGTAGTGTCACTTGGTGTTGGTAGTATTTCAATTTGATCACCAGGATTATTAGATATTTCTTTAACCTTCTCAGCATTGGATTGCTTTTGTTTACTTGCGTCTAAGTCTGCTTGTGTCATAGTATAACCAGTGCTCTCAAGACCATCTTCTTTGTATGTTGTTGATTTATTAAGTAATTTACTTGTATCAACTGTCTCTCCTCCACCATCAGTATTAGTTGCTGAGTCTATAGTATTCAAATCTTTTTCTGCCTGTCCTACCTCATCTGATTTAATATCTTCCTTAGTCTCATCTGAGACACCATCAATTGTTGATATATCTAATTCTCCTGAGAACAATGCATCAATTTGTTTTGTATATCTTTCTCTGATCTCTGCCTTTGCTTTAGCAATTTTAGGTCCTGACTTTTTAGCACCACTTCTACCCTGATTATTCTTTCTTATCTCTTTCTCCTTTTCTTTCATCTCTGCTCTCATATTATCTCTAAGTTGTATGAGTGCATCTCTCTTCTCTACATACTTTGCTACTGCTTCTTTTTGCTCTGGAGTTCCATGTTCTGCTATAGTTTTTTTCTTACTCTTTCTCGTGCTTCTACTACCTGCAACAAAGAATTTTTCTTTCTTCCCTCTACCTGTAACTTCTATACCTTGTTCATCTAAATCTTGTTTTAATGAATTAAATCCTTCAAGATATTCTTCACCACCTGCTGCCCTAGTTTGTATTGCTTTGACTATAGTTTTTGTTAAAATAACTGTACCTGCGATACCTGCAATCAAACCTATCGCTGCCCAAGCCCAAGGATTCATTAACAATGCCATAATAGCTGGCATTGCTGCAGATAAAGCTCCAGTGATAGCAGATATTGCACTAATAATAGGTCCTATATTGAGTAAAGCAAATATTCCTGCGACTACTCCCAGTGCTTTCACAACTTCCATACCCATCTTTTTAAATGATTCTGTGTCCCCCTCTTTGAGGAAGTTCATCATCTTTGCACCTTTGTCAAATAACCATCCTGCAAATATGGCAGTCAATGCTGTAAATAATCTATTTAAGATACCCTTAGCACCTTCTGCTAATTTAGATGTCCTGTTTGTTTGCTCTTTTGATTCTTTAGTATCTAACTCTAAAAACTTCTCTGCACCCTTTTTCTTTTTAGCATCTAATGCTCTTGCAGCATCTGTATCGTCTTCTTTCTTTTCTTTCTTATCTAATTTTAATTGAGAATCAAGGATCTCTACTATTCCTTTTAATGTATTATTNATATTNACTAAAGTTCTACTAACTTCATTGATATTTTTTGGGTCAACACCTTCCATCGAAGCACCAGATCCCTTCTTACTTTTGGAACCCATGAACTTCTGCGGATCTACTTTTGGTTTCTCCTCAGTCTTGGTTAGTCTATTTGAAAAATCAGCCATTTCGCTGCTGTTGTTTTAAATTTTCCTCTTCGATGTAATTTTTTAATAAACTAATGTATATCTCCCGTTCCCACGGGATCATGTTTTCAATATCACTCAAACTATATTTATGATGCTGCATGAGGGCGAAGTTGATCTTGTAATATGAAACAAGATCCTCATGGAGCATCGCTAGTTGAAAAAAGCTGCTAGTCCTTCCAGTTTAATGGTATTCTCTTTCTTAGTCTTAGGATTTGTGACTTTTATTTCATGAGTAAGTTTAGGCATAGTAGTAAAGAACTTCTCCAATTCTTTAAACTGTTTAGAACCTAATCCCTCAAGAAAGTCTACCATCTCTTTCTGAGTAAAATCTGCACCAGTCCAAGTCTCATCTTCACTATAAATCATATCTACACAACTGGCAATCATTTCAATAGACTGCTCAAATCCAACATTATCAACTTGGAAGTTGTCTTTGATGAACTCATCTAGTGAAGGATACTTCATTCTCATCTTCAGTTTATCATCTAAGATGATGTCTTTGTCATGCTCTGGATTAAATGTTACATGAATAGCATCTAAATCTACAGTTACTGGTACAGTAGTAACACCATCATCAGGACAGGTGACTTTTATATCCACTGTCTCACCAACAGACTTGCCTCTTACATTTAAGAATAGGTATTCAATATCAAATGTTGATAGTTTATCAATTTTAGTTCCTTTTGTAAGGATACACTGTCCTAGAACTTGTTTGACTGCTCTAGCAATGTCTCCAATGTCATTACTTTCCATGGCAATGACCAGAATTTTTTCTTCTTTAACCAAGAATGGTCTGTATCTAATTTTCCTTTTTGATGAAGGAATCGTCAACTCATAGGTTGGTGCATTAATCTGTGGTAATGGCATCAGTTTTTTCCTTTAACTAAACCACAAAGATAAGACATTGTGGACTTAAATGGGTTACCTTCTAGTTCATCAAACATATACATGTTCAAACGAAACGCATAGTTTGCTTCAGTAACAATAGCATTGACCTGTGATTCTGTTACAGGCAGTTTATTTAGGGTAGCACGATAATTATTTTTAAACTCTTTTTTATNGTCAATATCAGGAAACNTATAAAACGCAAGACCATCATCTTCAAGTTTAAGTGCTTTCTCTGCTATGTTTTTAAGAATTTGACCACCAGAGAGATCACCAAGATACCTAGTATAGTGATGTCCTACCAGAAGTTCTGGTTCTTCGTGAGCAACTTCTTGAATACGCTCCATGTATTGCTTACATGCTTGTGAAGGATATATTCTCTCTCGCCAATCTATGCCGAAGAAATAATCACAATCCTCTGCTAAAGCATCATGCCTATACAGTTCTGGTATATTCAGAGGTCCTACGATAGGATCATCTTTTAATCTTCTAACCTCTGCTTCTATAGTGTGATATACGAAGTAAAAGTTAGAAATTAACTCTCGATAATTCTCTTTGTCTACAACACCTTTAAGGAATGATGAAACAAATTTAGTGTTCTCTGCTGCTGAATGAGATTTTTTAGTTCCCGATTTCAGTTCTTGTGCAAGTCCCATATCAATTTTTAATGTATATATTATAGCATAGATTAACTACTTTCGCCAGATGNTGCNTCTAAGTCTGCTTGTGTCATAGTATAACCAGTGCTTTCAAGACCATCTTCTTTATAGGGTCTGTCTAAAGCAGCTTCTTTATTTTGATTACCAACTGCAGTACCTGATGATGCATTTGCATAGTTAGCAGCATATGCTCTACGATCTAATGAATTCATCTTACCAAAATAGTATCTGTCATATGCAAATGTAACCTGACATTCAAGCACTTGGTTGCCATCATATGCAACAGGCATAGAAGACACAGCAACTGGAAAACAATTTAAAAAATTATATTCTACACTTCTAAAATGATCTTTGTCAAACTTTTGAATCTTTATAGTATCAACTTTGTACTCGTCTGGATACTGCATTCTATGATAATATGCAACATTTGTCCTATCTATACCATCATTATCAGATCCAGATGCTATAAACTCATGCCATAACTCAAAAAATTCCAGTGTTCTGTATTGATTATCAACATAAAAAGTGAAGGACACATCAGTATATACTCTTGAATGTGCCATTTTTTCAACAATACCCATTCTTTGACCTTCTACCTGTGCTGTTGCCATGGTCGTTGCAGGTAACTCAGCACTATTGCATAATAATCCTAGATCTCTACTAATAAAGAAGTTAGTGACTCTAGGAGATCTTGAACTAATATATCCTCTTAATCGTTGCAGAGCACCAAAACCTGAGAAGAATACTTCATAGTGGTTTGTCGTAGCAACCTTCTGGAATAAACTACGAATTTGTTCTGTCTTTTTGACTCTTGGGTACTTGGGCACAATAAATACCTGTGGGAACTTATGAGATTATGGCACACTCTGGCATATTTAGACCTCGTAACATAAACAAGTATCGAGGGGACTACCGTAATATTATTTATCGTAGTTCTTGGGAGAAAGTCTTTATGAGGTATTGTGATAAGAACAGTAACATATTAGAGTGGGGAAGTGAAGAGATAATTATTCCATATCGCTCTCCATTAGACCAGAGAATACATAGATATTTTCCTGATTTTTATATAAAAGTCAGAGATAATAGTGGTAAATTGAAAAAGTATGTTATAGAGATAAAACCAAAAAAGCAATGCATTGAACCAAAAGTACAAAAAAGAAAAACTAAAAAATATATCAGAGAAGTCATGGAGTATGCAAAGAATCAAGCAAAATGGGATGCAGCAAGAGATTACTGTGCTGATAGAAAGTATGAATTTAAAATACTAACAGAGGATAACTTACCAGTATGAGTAGATTACAAGAAGTAGTAGAGAAAGCAACTGGATTAAGAGATCCAGAAGATATTATGGAGGAAATTATGGAGGCACTTAATGATACTGTGTCACCTATTCCCGATCCTGGCAACTATTATACCTTTGTATATAATGCAAAGACACCTAAGTTGAGATATGATCAACACCCTTTGATTGCATGTACAGATATACAGCAATGGGGATTCAGAGGATTCAACTATCATTGGGGTTTGATGAGAAAATATACATGGAATGAAGTAGCAGGTCAACTGTATGAAGTGCAGTCAAATGAATTGAGACATGCTAGGTCATTAAAATATGCAAAATTCCTGCTAAATAGTTAAAAATGAGGTCGATAAACTAATGGCAGGAAAATTAATGAGATATCCTGCTGACATAATAGATGCCAGTACAGACTATTTCAAGATAGAAATTTTAAAGAATATAAAAGAGGGTGGTGGTTTTGGAAGTATTTCAGCTTTATCTAGTGGTTCTAGGGCATCACAAATAAGCGATCAATATACTGATAAACCTGCAGAAAAGACTATTATATTACCAATACCACAAAATATTCAAGATAGCAATGGTGCTCAGTGGGGAGAGAATAAACTAAATGATTTTTCTGCAGCAGCATTAGGGATAGTAGGTTCAGTAGTTGAGACAGATAATCTTAAAGATATACCTGGCAATGTAACTAAAAAAATGACCGAACTGCAGAGTAGTGGTGGTGGATCTGATGTTGCAAACTACGCAAAAATGGTTGCAGCAACAACAGCAGTAAANGCTCTTGGTGCTAATGTNACCATAGGAGGTTTGTTATCAAGATCATCTGGTCAAGTTATAAACCAAAACCTAGAAATGGTATTTGGTGGTGTAACAATAAGAAGTTTTAACTTTGGTTGGGATCTAGTTCCTAGAAGTCAAGATGAAGCATACATTGTAAAGTCAATAATTAAAAGTTTAAAAATACACACTGCAGCAAAATTAGATAATGATGGTATGGGTTTCTTAAATGCTCCTGATATATTCAGAATAGGATACTTTAAAGGAGGAAAAGCACATCCATTCTTAAATAGATTTAAAACATCTGCGTTGACTAATATGACAGTCAACTATACTGGAAGTGGTACATATGCAACATATGAAGATGGTACACCTGTGCATATGAAATTAGATTTATCCTTTAAAGAACTTAATCCTATCTATAGGGAAGATCATGAAAAAGTTGATTCAGTAGGTTACTAATGTCAAAACACTATTTTAAACATGTACCAGACATCAGGTACAAAAATCCATTAACAAGTTCACCTAATAATGACAATTATGTCACTATTAAGAACTTATTTCTAAGAGCAAAACTTAGGAATGATGTTTTTTCCTCAGTTACATTTCTAAGGTCATATACAATAAAAGAAGGTATGCGACCTGATAATGTAGCAGAAGAAATATATGGTAACTCTCAATTAGATTGGATTATATTAGTAACAGCGAATATTATTAATGTAAGAGAAGAATGGCCAATGAGCAGTAATGTGTTATATCAATACTGTGAAGATAAGTATGGACTAGCAATAAATGACACAAGACATCATGAGACTGAGGAAGTCAGAAATGCTGAGGGTAAATTGATTATCCCTGCAGGTCAAATAGTAGACGCAGATTATACAATACCAAATCCATTAGTATTCAATACCACAATAAATCCAGTCGTACCTATCAGTAACTTCCTAGCAGAAACTAGAGTTAATGAAGCGAAAAGAAATATTAAAATTATGAGGAGAGAATATCTAACTATGTTTATGATGGATATGAAAGATGCTCTAGAATATACTAAGTCTTCTCAGTTTATCAATAAAAAATTAAAAGACACTTAAAGAAGTGCCTCTAGTTCTGCAACACTAGTTGCATTAGTTATTGTGGTATATGGTACTGCAGGGTTTGATTTAAGAGATGCAGACTCACCCTTCATGTCTGCTATTGATTGAATATCTGCATTTTCTTTTGCGATAGCAAGATATTGTGCTTCCAAAATTTCTGTTGTCTTAGTTTTTGCTACAGTTAGATCTACACCAACAGATTGTAAACTGTGGTCGTATTTCCAAGCATCTCTAAACTGATTAGATGGTAACGCAGATGGTTCAATTAATGAATAGTCAGATGTAGGTATATCTTTTGCTATTACAGCATCATCCGATAGAGGGCAATCCATTGTAGGAATTACTACTCTACAGTTGCCACTAGCATCTGAGTATGCAATAACTTTATTGCGTGACATCTTTATGCACCTGCAGTTGCTGAAAGACTAAGTGCCCAAGGATAAAGTATTAGAACTTTTGCTTTTGCATCATCAGCATCTTTAGCATATACATCTGCAGTGAAATTACCACTTGCATTGTCTGTATATGTCACTACAAAGTGATTTCCTGTGTATCCTGCCATTTTAATAAGTCGATAGAATAAAAAAAGAGGGAGTAAATCCCTCTTGTTATTTATATTTACTCTTCAGCTAACTTCTGAAAGTAAGATAGTGCATCGTCCTCAGTTGGAGTGTTTGCTACAGGAGATCTTCCCTCGCTTAAGTCTTCCAACTCTGCCTCTTCATCTAAGACAGGTGAAGTTGCAGTTGTTTGGTTAAGTCTCAATACAGACTCAAGACGCTTTTTGAGTTCGTCATATGTCTTGAATTGATCAGCAGCAACTATTTCTGAGAGAGAATATTCTTTCTTCCATAATTGCTCAAGAGCATCATCATCTTTTAATAATGGTGCTGCTGCAGCAAACTCAGAACTATCATAGTTCCAATAACCTGCAACTTTCTTGATCTTAACCTTAAAGTCTGCTCCTTGCCAGAAATCAAATGGGTTTAGAGGTGTTTCATCCTCAAACTCAGGTTGCATAGCACCCATGATCTTATCAAAGATCTTTTTACCAAACTTGTAAAGGAACACTTTACCCTCATTCTCAGGGTTTGAAGGATCTTTTACAACATAGATGTTAGAATAGAATGCTAACTTACGCTTTTGATTACGAGCAATTTGCTTATCAGACTCCACACCACTATTCCAAAGACTAGTGTTGAATTCTGAACAAGGATCTTTTTGATTCAATGT